CGTCCCGGCAAGACGGTGTTTACCCGCGGTCGTCCTAGCGAGATCCTGGAGCCGCTACAGTTCGGTAATCCCTCGATCCTTGCTAACACCTTCCAGCACACGGGTGATCTGGAGCGGATGATCCAAATGGGAACCGGGGCGATGGACTCGGCAACCCCCGTTGGCGTCAATGCGCGAAACAGCACCGCCAGTGGCATCAGTCAGCTACAAGCTGGCTTCATCAAGCGCTCCAAGCGCACGATGCAAAACATTGAGCGCCAGTTCCTTGGACCGTTGGTCCGTAAGAGCTTGTGGCGCTACATGCAGTACGACCCTGAGCGTTATCCGGTGGATATGAAGTTCCGTATCGACTCCGCCATGGGGATCATGGCTAAGGAAGTTGAGAACACAAACCTGACCAACATGCTTGGTTACATTCCGCCGAACTCTCCTGCTCACATGCTGGTTGTACGTGCCATCTTTGAAAACAGCTCCTCCGCTAACAAGGAAGAGTTGATGGACGCAATTCGTCAGCTATCTCAGGGCCCGAGCCCCGAGCAGCAGCAAATGCAGCAGCAGATGCAAGAGCTGCAACAGCGGATGTTGATGCTTGAAATGCAAGCGAAAGAGCTTGAGAACGCCAAGGCGCAAGCAGAGATCGCCAAGCTACAAGCGGAGACCCAATTCACGCTGACGAAGGACGATCTGGAAGACGATAAGGTCCAGATCAACGCGTCAAACGCGGCTGTAGCAGCGCAGAAAGTGCGCGTACAGACGCAGGTGGCAGATACCCAGCGGCAGGAGGCACTAGCCCGTGCAATCGGACAACGACAAGGTAGTAGCTGAACTTAAGGAGATGCAGAAGGTCTTTGAGGAGCCAGGATGGCGAATTGTAGTAAACCAGCTACTTCAATCCGCTGAAGAGCTAAAAGAAGCAGTGCTGTATTCCAAGGATTGGGGAGACACGCAGTTTCTGAAAGGTCGCGTAGAGCAATGCCGGATGGTGGCAAACCTGGAGGACTTGGTTCTAAACCAGCTTGCCATGATCGAAGAGGAAGCTCTAGGAGGCGACGATGCTGCGGATGTATGACTATCACTGCCCACACTGTGATCGCTTCTTTGAAGCGCTTGCAGAAGTAACAGAACGGCACTTCCACCACTGTCACAAGTGTAACGGGACTGCCAACTTAGTGATTCGCTCCGTACCGATGCTGGACCCTCGGATGGGCGTAGACAAGGACTTCCCGACCATGGCTAAGCGTTGGGACGAGAAGCACAAGAAACTTGCCTACGGACAGATGAAAGACAGCAACAACACCCGGTACGGGACGAAGACTGATTACGAGCGCGAGGCGTTCTATAAGCGCCGAGAGCTTGAGAAGTAAATAAACGGACAATCCGAGACCTCGGGACCGTTTTTATCTATGCGGGGAAACCATTGTCGTCCCGCTAACTTAAGAGAGGAGTCGGCACTTATGCCACTGAAGTACGAAGATTACGCCCGGAAGCAAGAGGACGAGCTAGAGACTGAGATCCAAGAGGCGTCGGAAGCCTCGGAGAGCCGCCAAGCGGAGAACTCTGTCGAGATTCCCGACCGATTTAAGGATAAGTCCATTGAGGACGTTATCAAGTCTTACACGGAGCTGGAGAAAGCCTACAGTCGCCAAGGAAACGACCTGGGCGAGTATCGAAAGCTCTCTGAGCAACTCCTTTCGCTGGAATCCGCAAGCGGGTCTAAAGAAACTGAGACCCAAAGCGATGACATCTCAATTGACGCCCTTTACGACGACCCGAAAGGGACTATTGAGAAAGTCGTTAGCCAACGTGTTAGCGGCCTGGAGCAACAGCTGTACCAAGAGCGGTTTAACGACCGCCTTAGCCAGATGAACAATAAATACGACGGCTGGCAGGATGAAGTCAGAACTCCCGAGTTTGTGAACTGGGTGCAGGAGTGGGCGAATACGCCCGTACGCCAGCGCCTGGTTATGGCGGGGGATCAAGGCGATCTTGATGCTGCGGAAGAGGTTCTCCTCTCGTACTACGAGAAGAAACAACTTTCCCAGCAAGTCGAGCAGTCGGAGCGCAAAGCGGAACGCGATGCGGATCTAGCTAAGGGTACGCTGGAAAGCGGTAGCCCCGACTCCCCTGAGTCGGAATCCACTTTCTCCCGAAAGAAGCTGTTGGACTTACGTATCCGTGCTAAGCAGGGGGACCGTAAGGCAGCAGAGTTTCTGAAGGAAAACCAGGTTGATATTGCACGTGCTTACGCTGAGGGTCGTCTTGTCGATTGACTCTTTTTAGTTAGGAGCACACTACAATGGCACTTGGAACTAACCACGTAACTATTACCGAAGCCACTGCGGCTTCTCGCACTCGCTCCAACTCCGCGTTCGTACCGGAGCTGTGGAGTGATGAAATCGTTGCTGCGTACAAGTCCAACCTTGTGATGCAGCCCCTTGTCGTTACGATGAACCATCGTGGTCGCAAGGGTGACACGATTCACGTGCCGCGCCCGAACCGGGGCGACGCTTCTGCAAAGCAAGCCGAGACCCAGGTTACGCTGATTGCCAACCAGGAGACGCAAACCGCCTACCTGATCGATCAGCATTTTGAGTACAGCCGCCTGATTGAGGACATCGTGTCCGTGCAGGCAGACGACTCGCTGCGGGCTTTCTACACCGATGACGCAGGCTACGCTCTCGCGAAGAAGGTTGACTCCTTCATTCACGACAAAATGGCTCGCTTCGCAGGTGCAGACGCCGCTCCCACCACCGAAGCCACCGCCGACTACGGCAAGGCCGTAATCGGTACGCCCGCCAGCGGCGCACTTGTGGCATGGGACGGTTCCGCCTCGAGCAACACGGGTAACGGCTCCACCATCACGGACGAAGGTATGCGTCTGATGATGCAACAGCTGGATGACAACGACGTGCCCTCCATGGGTCGTGCGTTCGTGATCCCGCCCGTCGAGAAGCGCAAGATTCTCGGCATTGACCGCTTCACCATCTGGAACGAGATCGGTGAGGGTGGTATGGACAACGCAGCCCGCACGGGCTACGTGGGTGACCTCTACGGGGCCACCGTCTACGTCTCCAGCAACTGCCCCACGGTTCTGGCAGACGACAGCTCCACGGCTTACCGTGCAGCAGCCTACTTCCACAAGGAAGGTGTGGTGTTCATTGAGCAGCTCGCTCCCCGCACCCAGACCCAGTACAAGCAGGAATGGCTCGGTGACCTCTTCACCGCTGACACCCTGTTTGGCGGCGGTCTGCTCCGTCCGGAAGCAGGTATCGCAGTGGTTGTGCCGAGCTAAGGCACTGTAAGACGAAGCCCCCTCCTTCGGGAGGGGGTTTTCCTTCAAACGGGAGGGGCCTTTAGATGGCAACAACTCAGCTTCAAATGGTCAACAGGCTCCTGCGGCGTTTGCGGGAAGACACCGTTACTGGTACTACGGATAACACCTACTCACAGCTCCTAGCAGAGATTGTGGCAGACTGCTACGAGGAAGTGCTGGACGAACACAAGTGGGAAGGTCTGAAGCATTTGGTTCACGTAGACATCTCTGCCGGTACGGTAGAGTATCGTTTGGACGCAAAGGTCAATAACAGCGGGAATATCCGCAACTCGGATACCCGCGTTCCCACGGTAGACTCGGAGTTGCTGTTCTTCAACGGCGATATGCCCGAAGTTTATATGTACGACAGCGATGCGGACGACAGCCCGTCGCCGCTTACCTTCCTATCCCCAGAGGCGTTCCGCTACCAGAAGTCCCTTGACCGGGACAGCACGGAGACGGAGCCCTACTACTTCACGATCTTCCGCAAGGCAGACGCCACCAACGGTCGGCGCCTGTTCATGGAGATCTACCCCTCGCCTACGGCATCTCGCGTTATCGAGCTGATGTTCTGGACGAAGCCAGCCCGACTGGCGTCGGACGGCACGACGGATAACGTCAGCTTCCTGATTCCTGAGCGTCCCGTGTTCCAGCTTGCGTATATGTACGCGCTGAACGAGCGCGGTGAGGAGCTTGGGGAGCCCGGCAACCTTGCCGAGCGCCGCTACATTGAATCCCTTGCTGCGGAAACGGAGAAGGAGATTGATGCGTACATCAGGGCAGACCGCTACGAGTGGAGACGTGACTGATGGCAGAGCGTATGCACGGAGGGGCACCGCTCCTGCACATACCGCTCAACGCACCGGCCTTTAGCGGACTTAACTCGCAGGCTTCCGCAGCCATCCTTGGCCCGGAATGGGCCACGCGGCTGGAGAACACGGTCCTTGACCAGTTCTCCCGGCTCAGCGGCCGGAAAGGTATTGAGAAGCGCAACACGACCACCCTTACGGGGGATGTCCGTTTTCTGTTTGAGCATTACGATACTACCGCAGAGACGCACCATCTGTTTGCGGTGGTGGATACGTCGGGCACGGTCACCATCCACAAGTCCACGGACTACGGTGCAAACTGGTCTGACGTGTCGGGTACAGCGACGCTATCCGATGCGAACATGCTGCTTGTGGAGCTTGGTGGGGATATCATCGGCCTGCAAGATGGGCAGACGCCGATCATCTACAGCGGCGCGTCCTTTAGCAATATCGTTGCCCAAAACATGCCCCAGTACAACGTCGGGTGTGCAGCCTTTGGGCGTATCTGGGCCAAGCGTAGCCCCACTACGGTAGCTTACACTGGGCTGCTTGATCCCACGGATTGGAATGCTACCGGCTCTGGAGAGATTGATTTGACTTCCGTGTGGCAGAACGGCGATACCGTTACTGCCGTATCGGAGTTTAACGGCCAGCTTGTGATCTTTGGGCACCACCACGTCGTTATCTACGACGACGACTCTGGAAGTGAAGTGGGCCTTGACCCTGCCAATGCTGTGCTGCAAGACATCATCAGCAACGTGGGGTGCATTGCCCGAGACAGCATCCAGGCTGTCAACGGGGATCTGTGGTTCCTTAGCGATGGCGGTGTGCAGCGCTTGGGCCGTCTTATCGAGACGACCAATAATCCCCTGAACAACATCTCCAATAACGTCCAGGACGACTTGCAAAGCCGCGTAGCGGCAGCAATCACGGGTGAAATCAAAAGCGTGTACAGCCCGCGGGAGCGGTTCTACCTGCTGGCTATCAGCGAGGGGGCTGGTGGAGAGACGGGAGCTACCTACGTCTTTGACACCCAGGGAGCTTTGCAGGACGGCTCTTTCCGGGTAACGGGGGTGTGGAACAACCTTGTGCCGCGGGCCGCAGCCTACGGCAATGACCAGAATCTATACCTGTCCGTGAAAGATAAGCCTGGGTACGTGTACGTCTACCAAGGCTACGACGACGATGGCGACAGCTATATCGTCAACTACGAGTCCGGTTGGAACGACCTGGAGTCGCCCAACCTGAAGATGCTGAAGCGCATCAACGGCTTGCTGTACGTCCAGTCTGAGACGGCAGTGACCTTCAAGTGGGCCTGGGACTTCCAGTCTAACTTTAAGAGCGGAACCGTTACCTATCCCGCTAACGCGGGGGCTGCCGAATGGGGCACCGCAGAGTGGGGAGAAGCAGAGTGGGGTGGCGGTCTGATTATCCAAGAGAAGCGCGTGCCCG